GTTTTACACCTCTGTTTGTTTTATCGCCTTTCCTGATATTCACTGTATTGACATCGTTTTATTTGCCAATTGTTTCTGTGTATTTGTCTGGTTCTACTTTCTTTTTGTATATTATGTCTTCTGCCATAACTCCGTATGCTATTATTGTAAGTGGCGGTTTGTCCGCGCTTAGTTTTACATTGGCTTGTGTCGCTGCCTTTAATAGGCGTAGGCGGCGCAATGCATTGGCGCTTGGCTTTACGTTAGCTATAGCTGGGGCTGCTGGGTACATGTGTTACCGTAGAAAGGGTCGTAAGCAGTGTGAAAAATTGCTTGAGCGCCTCGTGGATGATGCTAAGAATGAAAATATTTCTAGCGCCTGCGGAGCGATCGGCGATATATTGACTGCTTTTGCCCCTGCGTTGTTGGTGCTTGGTTTTAATCCAGCACTGATGGCTGCAACTATTGGTAAGATGTTCTCATCCGCCTCAAAGGTTTGGTTTGATCCAGACCCTACGGCTGATAGAGCTGAGCCATTGCGGGAAGCTGAGCAAGGTATGAGGCAAGCGTTTACCCGTAGTGCTCTCCATGAAGGATTGAGGAATCTATGGGATCGAACGCAGCCACTTCGTACTTGGTTCAACCGATGTTCTGCGATTACCAAGGTAGCGTTGGGGTTTGTGGTGGTTAGTGCGGCTATTCATCTACGTGATAAATACCGCAAGAAGCGTCGCCAGTTTGCGAAGGTTAAGCCCGTTCCTATCATACCTGGGTGGACGACTCGTTTAGGCGAGGAATCATCCTCCTCAGATGAAGAGGGAGAGGCACCTCAAACTGGAACATCGAAAGGATCACCAGCGACACCAAAGAAACCAAAGCGGAAGCGTGTCAAACGTAAGAACCAGTTGCCCCAGCAGGGGTGGTTGGTTGCGAGTGGTGAGGAGATTGGACGCGAATATCCGAGTGCCCCGGTTATGTCAGATGAGATTGCTAAGTTGCAAAATTCTATGCCGGGATCCGCGGATATGAAGGGGCTTAATAAGTGCCCCGATGCGTTGCACCGAGTCATCAACGGCTCTGAGGATGATGGGTTTACTATGGCTCATGGGTTCAAGATGCGTCAAAAGTTCGTGACAGCCGAGCACTGTCTCACCGAAGAAGAAGGTGAGCGTGGTTGCTGGGTTGTTGTGGATGGTAACGTTGAATGGGCCCCTCTTGAGCGCATTTTCCCCGGTGAGATAGATGGCATTGCTGTGTGTACGGCTCCCCCTAGTCTTCGTCAGAAGAAGAGTTTGGGAGGCCGAGAGCCAGCGGTGCGTGGTCTAGCTTACATTCCGAGGTACGAGCGGGAGGGGAGTGGCGATGTTACGAAGTTTCGCTACACTTTTGCCGCTGGTGCCTATGACAATGAGGGAAATCACTGGATTACGACATATCCAGGCGTTTCAGGATCAGCTGTAGTGGACGCAACCGGTGCTGCCGTTGGCGTTCATGTCGCAGGTGGCATGGCGCACAACTGGTACACTCCGTTCACGAAGGAAGTTGTGGATTTCTGCTAGGCCCCACCCATGCGTGTCTTACACGTGGGGTGGGGCTGCACCCAAGGGGTTTTGTTCCCCGCAGCACATATGTTGATGGACGCTTAGTAGCACTAAATCCTGCTGTTTTTGAGCAGGCGTGTGAAGCATTTAAGTGGTCCAGTCCCAATAACAAAATGGAGCAACAAGAAGTTCAAAAGTACGCAGAGTATGAGGAGTTTTTGGCGGACCCGTTCGTGTTCGAGGAGGCAATAGATTTAGTTCTTGAGCACCTTGAGCCTTATGTGGATGGTCAATGGCGATCCTTAGATCAGCTGGAACTTGAAATGAGTGGTTCCCCTGGACGTCCGTATAAGTATTGTTATGCTTCTCGCGCGGAGTTCCTGGAGGACAATCGTCCTCTAGTTGAGCAATGGCTGAGTGGTAATGATGCTTCTGACGTGTGGGATTGTTTTGGTAAGCTGGAAATATTGCCAAAAGAGAAGGCGAATTTAAAATGTCGCCTTATTTGTGGTGCTGGTATGCGTTGTGCTGTTGTGGGTGCTTGCTTGCATGAACATTTCAACAAAAAGATGTCCGCATCTTGGATGCGGATTCATTCTAAAGTGGGGTTTTCTAAATTTCACCGGGGTTGGGATGCGTTGTTTCAGTCTATGGACTGCGCAGAATTTGATGAAGCTGATTGCAAGCAATGGGATAGCGGAATGCATGCAAGGTTGTTGCATGCTGTCTATGATATTCGTGCCAGGTTAGGTGTATATACTGCCCAGCAGTGGCGACTGTTTGATTCTTTTCTAGACAACCTGGTTAACTCTACGCTAGTTCTTTCAGATGGTTCCGAGTTCTTGACGAATAGCGGGAACAAGTCAGGGTCACCGTGTACCGCCAATGATAATACGCTAGGAAATTTGGTTTGCCTAGCTTATGCATGGTTGTCGGCTGGCGGTGATCCACGTTTGTTTCATTCAGCTCCAATCGCCATTTATGGTGATGATTTGATAACTGGCAGTTTTGGTTCACTGTTCTGGGATAGATACCGTGATTGTGGGGTGAAGTTACCGTTGGACAGGTTGCGCCTGTCAATCCCCTATCATGAGGTGTCTTTCCTAAGTCAGAGAACAAAGATTGTTGGTAACACCTACGTCCCTGTTCCCCGAGGCCTTAAGTATGTGTATGCTGCGGTCTTGAGTGACTCGAAGATTTCGCTCGATTTGCAGTATGATAGACTGTGGTCTCTTTGGGTAGAGGGGTATTGGTGTGAGTGGGAGCCGGTTTTGCGAGAGTTCGTTGATTGCTATGCGGACTTATTGCTAGCGAGACGTGCTTCCAAGCGTGAGGCTGAACGTATTTGGCTGAGTTTGGAGGGGGTTGGTAATAAATTAAACCATGACGCGTTCAAGGAAGCGTGTCAATCGCCAGGTTAAAGTTGTCGAGAAAGTGGTCGCCGTTAAACGCAATGTTGGGAGGAAGCGCAAGCAGCGTAAGCGGGTCAGACGGTCCATTGATCGAATGGCCCTTACCCCCGCCGGAAAACAGTTTCTGCAGTGTACCATTGCTCCGAAGGACTTCCCTGGGCTTAGGCCCGGTGGAGTTCCTGATGAGTATGGCGGCGGTTCGTTTACCTATAGGCACAAGGCACAGTTTCCCATTACCATTGGTGGTGGAAAGCAGTATATTGTCGTGTTGCCGACGCCGGGTGTAGCCTATTGGCAGACGAACGCTGATCCGAACACTGGGCCCACGCTGCAACCGGTCCTGTATCCTGATTTTGGCAGTTTCTTCGGCAGTATCTTGGTCGCGCCTTATGGTACGACAAACGTGAATCGTTTTAGGTACTTGTCGATGATCGCTGAACTGAAGCAGACGGGGCCGATCCTCAGCTCAGGTGGGTATATCACTGCTGCCAGGGCTCCTGCCATTTCTATGGTAGAGCAGCTGGCAAATACGACTGGCAATGTGTCCTTCAAAATCTCTGGGCTTGATGACATTGATGGTTCGCACCTCATGCGATTGCCTGGTTCCTATACCGGGCACGTCAACGATGGTGTGTACGGCTTTGCTGTCAACGAGAGTGGAGATTGGGACTTTAAGGATCTGACCATTGCGACCACGCAGGTGCAGGGTGTAGATGCGAATGAGCTTCTAGCTCTCAATGGCAACTTTATGGGCTATGGAAACATGAGTCCGTTGTGTATTGCCATTGAGGGTTCGAACGCCAATACAACATTCATCCTTGAGGTCGAGTGTTGCATTGAGTATGCTGCGCGAGCAGGCTCACTCATGTCCAACATGATGGCGCCTTCGCCCCCTCATGATGCTATGGCGCTTGAGCTGTATTCAAAAGCAGCTCGAGAAATGCCAGCGTTTGTGCGGGCGCACGAAAATGCGGGGTTTTGGGATAGATTCTTGGGCATTGTCTCCGGGCTAGCTGGAGGCATTGCCCCATTTTTGGGGCCAGTTGGGATGGGGGTTGCTACAGGTGTTTCAACTGTAGCAGGCGCTTTGCGCCAGCTGTTTGTGTGAGCATGTTGCTCACTAGGGACTGATATTATTTGTGTTTGTTTGTCCCCCGTAGGTACCGCACTGAAAAGTGAATTGGGTTTGATCACCCCATCCGTCGGTAGATTTGCTCCGTAGTTGGCGCTGCTTTTGCAGTTCGCGCCGGCGGAGTATTTAGCGCCATAGTTGGCACTGCCTTAAGCAGTTCGTGCCAGTGGCGCCTATAAGGTGACCAAACCACCTAGCCGTCTCGCTGAAGAGCGAGTAAAAAGTACTAGGCAGGAGTGTCTACCGTAAAGGTGGGCATCGGGTGTGACGACCCCGCCTTTCCAGTCGCGATATTCGCTGATATTAAATAAGTCCACTCTATATCCTAGAGACTACAATGTAAACACTACATTCCTTTTGGCGAGGGTTTGTACTGCCGTGCGGTTCTTAACACGTTAAATAAGCCAGATAAGTCATTGTGTTCTTTAGTGAGGAAAAGTGACTACCCGTTGTCATAAGCTGAACTCCAGTTCTCTCCTTATGCTAACGGCATTATGCGGGCCCCTGCTCTCTTAGAGGGAGAGAAGTGTGGGCCTGGAACGAGAGACTGGAGTCAGGAGCCGTGGTGTGCTTTAAATCACCAGAGAGCGGGTAGCCACCTGGAGTGGCCATAATCCATATATAGATGTGGGGTGTGGTCCTGCTCTGTAT